ACACAATATGCAGAGGCTGGAAATAGACTATGGGGAAGGCCATTTCAGCCACCTCATATTCTTTTCTGGAACTTGCGCTCCACATCAGGGTTTCCCACTCTTTCAACACAGAATAATGCGTCAATGATGTCCGGTTTTAGTCCTGCTTTATTGAACTTGTTTTGTGATAAAGGAATGGAGGCTTTGCAGAACTGTAGTCCATGGTCTCTGCTACTCCAGAGTTTAGATAATGAGAGGTACATGATTTTGGATAACCAGTTGCGAGGTACTCTATAATGCGAGTAATTTTATAAAATTATTTGTTACTATAAATTATAAACTATGAAAAGGGGTATCTTTAGAAAAATAATCAATGGTACAAAACCAATTCCAAATCCAAGAATAGGTCGTGCTCCTATACCTAGAGTTCAATATCAAAATAAACCGGTAAGTGAATATAAAATAGAAATTCCTACTAATATTTTTCAGACGTGGCATACTAAGAATTTACCACCACTAATGTTTCAAGCATGTCAAAAAATAAAACAGCATAATCCAAGGTTTCATTATTTTTTATTCGATGATAATGAATGCAGAGAGTTTATTAGAAAGAATTTTGAGCCAGATGTTTTAAATGCTTATGATAGATTAATTCCGGGTGCATATAAGGCTGACTTGTGGAGATACTGTATTTTGTACAAAAGAGGAGGAATATATTTAGACATTAAATATGTTCCTATTAATGGTTTCAGATGCATTAATCTATTAGAAAAAGAACACTTTACCTTGGATTTTGGAGGCGGAGGCGTGTATAATGCAGTTATGGTTTGTAAACCAGGAAATGAAATACTTTTGAAATGCATTCACCGTATTGTAGAAAATGTAAAACATAAATTTTATGGAAACGATATGTTGGAACCTACTGGACCCAATCTTCTAGGGAAATTTTTTTCAGATCAGGAAAAAAATGCATTTGATTTGAGACATGAAATGGCTCGCGGAGTAGATACTGGAAAAGATAGTGATCGTGTTATAATGTTTAATGGTCACCCTATTTTTCGATGTTATGATGGGTATTTTGCAGAAAGAGAAAAATACTCTATAAAGCAGCATTATGGTGCTTTATGGAAAGAGAAAAGAATTTACCTATAAATTGCTCGCTCATTCCAATAAGCATCATAACGTTTGGTATTCAATTGGTTATATGCTTGTGCTCGTTCATTTTGATATTCCGGATATTCAGTCGATATAATAAACCTATTTTTATAAATAATGTAACCCCCTCCCTCATAATGTTTCATGTCAACCTTGTGAAGCAAGTTATTATTTAATATGATTTTACCAAGCATAATAGGTCCAGTAGGATCTAAGGCACTTTCACCATAATAACGAGTGCTTACATTCATTACAACTTTATAAATGGCCTTCCACAAAAAAGGGCTTTTGGGTTGGCAAGCCATTAATGCATTATAAACAGATAATATACCTACTCTATCTTTTACATAATGATTGTGTTCTGTTAGTTCAATTAGTTTAAAACCGTTTATACAACTCATTTTTATATCCATGTAAATACCCCCATGGATATATAATACACAATATCGCCATAGATCTGCTTTATATGCAGCAGGAACAAGTGTGTCATATGCATTCAATACTTCTGCATCAAAATGTGTTTTAATAAACTCTCGACAATCATTATCATCGAATAAATGGTGTTCGAAACGTGGGTTTTGCTGTTTTAACCTTTCCACACATTCTTGCATTTTTGGCGGTAAATTCTTGGTGTGCCATGTTTGAAATATCTTCAAGGGTACAATGCTATTATAATATGGTTTAAAAAATGTATATGGTTGATTGAGTAGTTGAACTGCAATATTATTTGTCCTTCGTTTTCTTTTTTCATTTTGTATTTTTTTCGCAACTAACATATTGTTAGTCTATATTTTATATCGCTATTTATATCGCTATTTATATCGCATTTTTTATTCTATTTTTCCAAAATGCTAGACTTAATTTCTCATAATTAAAAGTTTTATTCTCAAAATCATCCAATGTTTTTTCCAATAAATCCTCTGTTATTTCTGACCAATCAGATACAACTAACACTGGCAAATCTTCAAATAAAGTTTGAAAGTGCGGTGCACAAACAATCGGAATACATCCTAAACATAGAGCCTCCCAGGTGCGATGACAATCCATTCCTATACCAAAAGGTGACAATACAAACGCATATTTAATCATTTGTCCCCACAAATAGGTTCTAGGTTTAAAATCTAAGTCTACAACTAACAAGTCCTTGGGAATACTATTTAATGCTGATTGTCGTTGTTGGAAACGATCAGAATGCATAGAATAATTAACAAATATTTTTGGATTTCTTTCATAAAATGGTACTGTCTTTTCTTTTATACTAACAAGGATTTGCTCTTGTGCTCGAGGCGCTGGATTTTCACCATGTATTCTCCATTTCGAATTGGGATCATTCGCTATTGTATGGTAGTCTAGACCAATTGGCATTTGCACAATTTTATCATTATCTTGAATGCGTGTATTTTGTACAAACCATTTAAGCAATAAAGGCGAATTTAATAGCCTATATGTCTCCTCTTTTGTTAGTGCTTCCAAAGGTACACATAAATCTGAATCGCCACTAACAAGAACAAACTTGTTTTTCAGTAAGGGCAAAATTCTATTCACAAAAAATTTTAACAAGTCGCTGCATACATAAATAGACATACCATCAAACATTTGGTTCGATTTCAACATATTATTTAAATAACCAAAATCATTATTGCAGCTTGACTTTGGTTTGGTAGAATGAAATGTACAAAATTTTAGTAATCCACGACTACAAACATAATAGCATAATTGCTCCATAACCACACATGTGAAAATAATATGTGATATTTTACGAAAACAATACTTCCTTCGTTATTCTTATACGGGCATTATCCTTATTAATTGCTTCTGCATGAAATGCTCTATGTTCACAATCCTCAAATTCCGCTTTTACATGCCCGTAATCTGGAAAAACAATTTTCGATTGCGCCATTGCAGCATGCGCTTTTATATAATGAGGAGGTATTAGGTCAAACCGCGGTGTTCCATCATACTTTGTATTTAAAAATTTGTTAGTTCGATAGATAGAAAAGCCGTTAAAAGAGGAAATACAACGTAATAGTTGACCCGATTGTAATTTATCTAACTTATTACATATGAAATTTTGAATAACACCATAGTCATGAATGGCTGTATTGTTAAAATGATTATAGCTAAATGCATATGGATAGATGGAAAGAGCCCATATATCATAATATTTGGGACTTGTGTTGAAGGATAATGCATCCCAGTCATCTCTAAATAAATATTTTTGTAAAATTTCAGGATGTACTTCTTTGCAATTTACATCATCAAAATCCATCATAATAAAAAACGGATATTCATCAATGTTACAATTTGTTTTTACATAATTTAAACAAAAATTTCGTGCATGAGCTAAGCGATGAGTACGATAAGGTGATATCAATCTTTTATTTACATAAAATAGCAGCTTGGGGTTTTTTTGCTGGTATGCCTTCAACTTATCTAGTGTGTTATCTTTCGACTTGTCATAGTACATGATAATCTGATAATCATCAAATAAAGCACCAATTTTTTCAATATTTTGGAATACCTTGTCTAAAAATGGCCCGCAATTCCTAACTGGTCCGCATATACAACATTTCATTCTATTTATTATTAATTTATAAATAAAATTGATTTTTAACGTTTAATATATTGCCAATTTATTGGAGACAATGTTTTATTTAGCTTGTACACGCTTTAATAATGAAACGTTTGAAGAGAATAAGGATTATAGGGAAAAAAATGCAGAAGCAGTCATTTACGGAACCTCGTTACGGATCAGAAATATTTATCCCATAGATGCACTCTTATTTGTTGCAGAAATGAATAACAATCGGAATTGCATTGAGGGAATAGGTCTAATAAGAAATTCGCTTGTATTAAACAAGCGCCATAAAATATACCAAAATCCAGAGTATAATCGTTATGTTTATAGAGGCAATTATTGGTTAAGTAGACAGCAAATTGAGCTATTTGATAAGGAGATTATTGAAGTATTTGATTTGGTTTTATTCAAAGGCAAATCTCACCTAAAATGTAGAACGGGTATAACAGTTATTAGTGACAAATTATTTGCTCATTGGGATTATGAACTAACAAGGTTAAAAAACAAGGTAAAACAGTTGTTTCTACATTATTTTATGGAAATAGATCGAGAAGAAGTGGTTGAAGTGGAAGAAATTATTCCAAAAAAACGAAAGATTTAAAAAAAATACATAGAAAAATAACAATAGCTTATAATATATGAGTACAATTGATTATAATGCTGATAATTATACTATTACTGAATTATTAGAAATTTTAGGATTAGATGATCCAGATTCAGATGAAATTATTAACACTACAAACAGTTATATTAAACGTTTTTCGTCACAAAATGACAATAATCCTCAGCTTGTCAATTTTTTTCAATCTATTCAGACCAAATTACTGCAGTATATGCGTGAATTGGAAACATCTGGTAAAGATGCCGAATATACTCCAAATGAGAAACAGACTAATCGGTGGTTTAAATATCAAGCTCTACCACAGAAAAATGATGTGCAAAGGGATAAAGTGACCGATCGTGTGCAAAAGATTGATGTATATGATAACCAACATGTGCCAATGAACCGTGAACAATTGGGTGTAAATAATAATTTTCAGGTGAGTGTTGCACAGGATACTCTAAATCCAAATTTAGAAAATACGACTAGTCGATTTATCAATTTAGATAGTCAATTTAGGCAGGCTTCAGGAGGAGCAGATACCATGTCAACCGATTACACATTAGATTTATCGGATCCCTTGATTAACGTATTAAATCTAAGTTTATATTCCATACAAGTGCCTTATACTTGGTATTGTATTGACTACATATATGGAAATACCTGTTTTTGGGTAACAAATAAAAAGAATATATTTCGCATTTATTTGTCTCCAGGTAACTACTCTCCAACTGAATTTTGTCAGGCTTTACAATTTGCCTTTACTACACCGGCTAATTTTGCTTATCCAAATGTAGATAAACCCGGATGGCCAAATGCATTTACTTATCCTACAACGTCGGTGCCAGATATTGCACGATATAATTCAAATAATGGTAAAATAACACTTTATTTGGATGGTTGGATTGATCCTAACGGTGAAAAAATCGAAGCAATTAAGCAATACGACAGCGTTTTTGATGCAAAAAAAGATGCCTATTTCACCTTTTTTGATCCATCTGGTTCACTTAATTGCTATCAAAACGGTACTTATCCTTGTTCTGCGTCGGCGAGTGCTGGAATTGCGTTTAATAGCACACTAGGTTGGTTAATGGGTTTCAGATTGCCGTTGGTACCGGTATTTACTGCGGATTATAGCAATTCTCAAAACTATACAGGTGGAAATACACCGACAGCAGTTTTAAACTTGTATGGTACAAAATATTTTATTTTAATAATTGATGATTACAATCAAAATCATATTAATAATGGGCTAATAACAATTACAGAGTTATCAAAGACGTTGCCTCTTCCCAGTTATTTTAATGCATCGCAACCCTATTTTTGTCTAGATAATACAACAAGTATACCAGTTTTATCCGATCCATCCAAACTGGGTAATATTTCAAATGTTTCTCCGGAGGCCGCTGCATCACTTGGTGTAAATCCCGATAATTTCTTCAATTCGTTGCAGGATAAAACCGATGTAGGAACCCAAAATGTAATTCAGGTGCTTCCGTCTGCACCAAGAACACTAACACAGGCGCAGATATATACGATTAATGAAATAATAAAAAATAGGAATAAGACGACATCATATAAGGCAAAAGCACCCACAAATTCAGATACATTTGCTATTATACCAATTAAATATGGAATGAGTGTAGGTGAGTTATATGTGGAATTCAGTGGTTCTTTGCATGATCACAAACGTGTCTATTTTGGACCAGTAGATATTGATAGAATGCGAATACGATTATTAGATGATAGAGGTAACGTCATTGATTTGCATGGAGCGGATTGGTGTGTCACTTTAGTTGCCGAGAGTTTATATCAATATTAAAGGGTGTCCCGGATAAATAATATAATTGTTTTTTAACTTAAAGGTCTTTAAGTTAAAAATCCGATATATATTTAACCTAATAAGGGCGGCAAAATTTATAAATATAAATAGACAGTTATTTATATGGATCTCTATCTATTTCGTGATTATATAGGATTATTTGCTCCACTTATTCTATTCATTTTATCGATATTTCTTTTACGTAACATGCCTACTTATTTGCAATTTTTTGTTAGTGGATTTATATTAAACAATGTATTAAACATCTTGTTAAAATTTTTTATCAAAGAACCTCGACCCCTAGATGATAAACGAGTTATTGAAATCGCGATTGTTAATGGTGAACGGGTTAGTTTTGACAAATTCGGAATGCCTTCTGGTCATGCTCAAAATTGTGGATATTGTTTGTCATTTATCACGCTTGCAATCAATAATTATTACATCACATCCTTATATATATTAACTACTGTCATTTCGCTATTTCAGCGTTATCTCTATAAAAATCATACTTTGTTGCAATTATCTGTGGGTTTTGCTGTGGGTTTATTAACTGGATATATTTGCTATTTATTATGTAAAAAAATTGTAGAAGGAGATATTAAAATGAAAAAAGATGAAAATGCCCCTATATAAAATATTACTTTATAATAATGACAACAGATGTATTATTAACAATATTATTGGGATCTATCGCTGGCATATCAGGAGGCGCACTAGGACAATCAGGAGCCGAGGTTATGTTGCCCGGACTTCTTATTTTAGGTTTAGTGCCCAATTTTAAAACGGCTGCTGGTACTGTATTATTAGCAATTGTGCCACCTATTTCTATTTTGGCTGTATTGCAGTATTATAAAAGAGGACAAGTAAGAATATGGACATCGGTTATTTTATTTGTTTGTTATTTTTTCATGGCATTTTTGGGTGCCTATTTAACAAAAGAAATTTCTAATAAGGGTTTGGAATTTTTAACAGGTATTTACTTTCTTCTTATCAGCGCTTTTTTCTTTTGGAACTCTTATACTGGTACATTTGGTGAGGAACAAAACGGTAAAAAAACTGTTACACATTTGGCAAATGGTTTCAAAAACCTTTTCAAATAAAATTAATCTATTTTGGGTTTATTTATATAATAATTTGTCTTGTTAGTATATAAATGTCTGGTCTTGTTTATCAAAATTATAGCACACGATGTCAGGGATGGACCAATCCGTCTAATAATTTTTTTGGACCTGTTATTAATAGTTTATCCAGCTTATACAGTCCTGCTGGATCTACTAGTCTTGTTTCTATACAAGGTGAGAATTTTTACTCTTATTCTTCCATCTCTTTTGGAACTTATTATCCTACTGTCTATTTTATCAGCTCTATCCTTATACAATTTTATGTACCTAGTACTTTAAACTCTGGCACTTATCCTGTTCAAGTATTTAACGGATCTATTCCATCTAATATTGTTACCTATACTATTGATAATGCTTCTGGATATTGGTTACAAAGTGCAAATGGAAATATTATTAATACCAATCCGTATTCTGTTGCTGTTTCATCTTTAAATCGTGGTTCACCAGTCATTATTACTGACTCATCAAAAGACTATGTAGTACCATTGAATGTGAATTGGATCGTTTGTTATAGTGACAATACGATTACAATATATTTACCAAATGGTACTGAATATATCGGTCGTGAGTTGACTATTCGAAATATGGGCAGTGATAAAATTGATTCAAGTGCTGCTAATATTATTTCATTTCCTGATACACCCGGTATTACACCTTTAGTTTTATCTGCTACCAACGAGATATTACCAATCAACAGTAGGGGTGGTTGGGTTACACTTGTTTGTTATGATGGTAAAAATTGGATGATTATGCAGAATAACTAGGTCTTTTTACTTGTCTTGTTTCTTTTTTCCCTTTTTTTGTTTTTTTGGCTTTTTTGACTTTTTTGTCTTTTTAATCCACCTTTTTGTTTTGTATTTATCGGTTTGATACCTGTTAAGTTTGGTATTTGGCTTGGGAATGTATGCAGTTTGTCTGTGCGATTTGCTGCAGCAAGGATATGTCGACAGGTGTCTGGTTGTAATACTTTTGGTACAATGGGTGTTATATGGAGGGATTGTTCAAATGTTGTATTTTCTGGTAATGGTCCTAATCCCAATCCTGATCTTGGTCTGGATGTAGATGTAGATGTAAGTGTAGATGTAAGTGCAGATGTAGCAGGTGAAAACCTAGTTTTAGTTCTAGGTGTAGTTCTGGGTGTAGATGATAGACTACCTTTACTTGTTTCAAAACGTACTGATTTTTTAGGAGTGACTGGAAGCGGAGTGACTGGAAGCGGAGTGACTGGAAGCGGAGTGACTGGAAGCGGAGTGACTGGAAGCGGAGTGACTGGAAGCGAAGGTATACTAGGAGCTGAAACACTGTGTGGAGTAGAAGTTATGGTCGAAGAATTCACATTTTTTAAAGGAGTAGCAATAACAGACGTGGAAGAATCTGAAGTAACTGCTAATTGTTCAGCTATATTTTTTCGAAGCGCAGCGTCTGTTAACGGCTCAACTGGTGTGTTTATAGGTGGAGGAGGAGTTACAGGTGGAACAGTTACAATTGGAGCATTTGTATCAGAATTCATATCCATCTTTAGGTGTACCAATCGATTTATTTCTTCCTTTTCTTCAGTTGTCAAAGCTCGTCCTCGTGCTACTTTATCGAAAAGATATGGATTGGTTGACTTGAGTTCCTCAAGATTTTTTTTATAATTTTCACTCATTTTGTGTATATAATATAAGTAAATAGTTTCTTTAACTATATTATATGAATAAAACTAGTATATTTATTATTATTATATCGATTATTGTAATATTTAGTTGTGCTTTTTTTAAGACTGTTAGAGAGGGTTTAACTAATAATGACACGATTGTATTAATCGGTGATAGTATATTGAATAATGCGGCCTATGTTCCTCCAAATCAATCGGTAGTGCATTTATTAAAAGAAAAAACACCTCGAGTTTATAGTTTTGCTAAAGAGGGTGCGACTATTCAAGATTGTTATAACCAATTAGATCAAGTTCCCATAGATGTAAATAACTCAAAAACATATGTATTTATTTCTGTAGGTGGAAACAATATTTTAAATAGCCAGGGGCAGATGGACAGTGCCTCCATTAAAAAGCTATTTGTTAGTTATATGGACTTTGTAAATGCTTTGAGAGCTAAGTTGAGTAGTGTAAATATCAATATATTTAATTTATATATGCCTACTGATCCACGTTTTCAGTCTTACAAACCATCCATTGATGAATGGAACAAATTAATTCAAGAAAATTCCTTTAAAGTGGGCGCAATGTATAATGTAATGGATATTGCATCCTTGCTTACTAGTCCAGATGATTTCGTTTATAATATTGAGCCATCTACAGTTGCATCTGAGAAAATAGCCAACATGATTTATTTGACGCAGTAGTTGTCAAACATTGTTTGCATTGTCAAACATTGTTTGCATTGTTAAACATTGTTTGACAAAGTATTTCATTTAACCCTGTAATAAATAAGCATCTGATAGCCATGCAAGAAACTCCATTTTAATGGGCTGCCATTATTGTCATTTGACCCCTCAAATTCCCATACAAAGTCAGAATTGATGTATTTTTTCCATTCCAATGGTACTAAACGATGAAAACTCATACCATCATAAGCCATTTCTTTGCTTTCACATGTTAGTGTGCAACAGAAATGCTGTTGTGATATATCTCTTATAATGCAACTATCCAGCAAATATTGCGATCCTTGCAAAAAGAAACTTCGCG